GTTTTTTAGATTTCCAAACGCCTGTAATCGTGTCAACAATTACAGAAACACCGATAAGAATAAGTATGCCAGATATAGGCAAAAAGAAGCTGCTAACAATAGCGAATAATTGCATTGAATATAGTTTTAGTTTAGTTGTTAGCAAAAGTAACTGTGTTTTCATTGTTCAAGTTGTTCTGTAAGTTGGTAGGTTAGGTAAATTGCAAGAAAGCACCCAATAGCTTTTACGTGAAAAGTATTATCGTAGAACATTCCAAAGGCTGCAATGTAGCCAAACACGAAATATAATATTTCTAAAACTTTTGTGTGCATTATTCTACAGGTATAGGTTCAGACCATTCAGAAGTAGCCATAAGCGCTAAAGCTTCATCGTGTGTTAAAGTTTGCAAAGGTACAACCGTACCGTCTGCTATAAAAGTAGGTTCGGTATTCCACTTTAAAACGAATTGTGTTTCGTCTAAACTTTTTCTAATCGTGTTTTCGTCAGTTTCGCCTACTTGACTGAAGTCGATGTTTCCTAAATCTGCAATGTTTATTATTGCGTATGTGTCTGCTATTCTTGTACTCATTTTTTTATTCGTTTTTATGTTGGCACATCTGTGCTAAAAGTTGTAAAGTTTGTCATTGTTCCATCATTGCCACCACTTCCATTGTCACTTAAAATCGGAGCCGTATCACCATCTCCACATCTCCACCAAGATAAAGGTGAAAGACTACTTATGTCATTAGGTTCACCTCCGTTGTATATTGATGCTACGTTAGAACTTTGGTCAGAATTCCATACTGCAACTTCGTCTATGTTGCCTTCAAACCTCCAAGCACTACCACCACTTGTTGCGCCAATAGTTGCTTCTGCCGAAGATGTGCTTCTAATTCCTGTGCTTGATGCAGTTGCAGTAAAAGGCGATGCGCCGTCTACATATAACTTTAAACCATCTGTGTTTGTTGTGCCGTCATAAGTTGCCAATAAGTGATGCCAATTTCCGTCATTTGGCGTTAATCCACTACTTGAGACAATGTTAAAACTTCCGTTGGTATTGTACACATAAAATTGCCAATTATTCGTACCTGTGCCTCTCCAACTTAGAGCCCAATTTCGCGCAGTTCCGCTTGTTGTATCTTCATTTAAAATCATTTGAATATTAGTACCTCCGCCACCTGTGTTTGTTGTTGGTATTTTAACCCAAGCAGAAATGCTTATTGCGTTTGTGATGCCTAAACTTGTTGTGCCTATATTTACAAAGTCATCAACACCATCTAATGCTATGCTTTTTGTATTTGAAAATGGAGGAGTACCTCCTGTTCCTGTTATGTTAGTTTCTCCGCTTGGAGATAACGTTTGACTTTTACCCCAATTTATCGTATTGTCTGTTGCGCCTTGACCGTAGTCAATGGTATTATTTATTGCTGCTTGTCCGAAACCTATTGTATTTGCCATTTTCTTATGTTGTTATTTCACCGAATAAATACCACGTATTCGTATCTGTTTTTAATAGTGTTGCTTGTGAATACTGCGCTGATAAACTATCTTTTGCGCCTTCGCTTTTTAATGTTACACCACTTACAGGTACTATTTGAACGCTTCCGCTATCGTTTTGTATTAGTTCAATTCGTGTTCCTATATCAAAAGCTACAGAAGTGTTGTTAGGTATTCTTGCGATTACGCTTGTAGCATCTGCCAAAAACACGGTCTTATTCGCATCTACTAAACTAAAGTTATAAGTGCTATTAGTTGTAAATATTAAGCTACTGTTTTTTAATTCTGCGCCTGTTATCTTTTTAGAAACATAACCGCCTGCGCCATCATCTTCAGCTATTGCAAATTCGTCTGTACTTGCTAAATTACTTGCCTTTGCCGTTAATTGGCTTATCCGTATTTCTGCCATAGTATTTTTTTAAATATAGTTCTAAACGTTTAACGTTTTTTGCTTTTGGTTTGTACTTCATAAAACCCAACCTGTAAAATTATTGTAAGTATTTGGGTACATATCACTTCCGCTATTTGCATTGTATTCTGGAAACAATGTACTGTTTTGACAAATGTAGTCTATAAACCTTTCTTTGTAATGGTCGTAAGTCTTTCTTTCACGTTCTATTAAAAAGTCTATTTCGTCTTTGCTTACCGTTTCGCTATTTTCTGCACCGTGTTTATATACGCCTTTGTTGCCTATTGTAATAGCCGCAAAAGGCAAATACTCTAACATACTTGCGTGTATCAAGCAAGGCTTAATATAAGTCGTTAGAAGGCTTAAATATGGGTCTGCTAAAGTTCCAGCAATTATGTCTGCTTGTATCTTTTCAAGTAGTCTTGTTCCTAACATACCTTGTATGTGTATGTCTTGTGCTATAGAAACGTACTGAATAAACTTGTCTACGTCTACATTACCGTTTACAGAAGTAAACTTTACTACGTCGTTTCGTGAAATTAAAAGTGCTTTTGCCATTCTTATTGTCTTTTGTTACTTGGTAAAAAACCTCTATTCTTCATATCTATTGGTCTTTCAGAAACTAATTTAGGATTCTTTATTACATATCCGTATTTAGCTGCTTTTGCACCAGCAATTTGTCTTGCCTTTGGGCTTTTTACGTCTATTCCTGTGCCTTCAAAAGCTACATAGATTTGTTTGTTCCAACGGTGGTGACAGTTTCCGCCACCTTTATATAGCCATATCGAATAAGTATCTGTGCCACGTGGTCCCCAACCTGGATTGACTGCTACGTTTTGCATTCTTATAATATCTTCTTTTCTATATATCTTATTCTTTTCTGTCATAAGTTCGCAAAATGGTCTTACTTGACCTGTTTTGCCACCATTCATACCACCAGCATAAACATAACGTGTAATAAACTTAATGCCGTCTATTACTTCGTCTTGTGCGCTTTTTGCGTTTGGATTTGCAGTACCTGTAGAAACAAGGTTTATAAGTTTGTCTTTTAGGCTTAATTTAACTTCTGAAGATAATAGTTCGTTTTCTGCTTCGTCATTGTCATAGTCTACTTCAAATTCGTCAAGTAAAAGCCAATCTTTGTGTGGTTCTTCGCCCAAGTCTATAAAGTCTTGTAAGTCCTTGTTTACTTCGCTTAATTCTACGCCTGTTTCTTCTTCAAGTTCTTCTGTTCCTACTTGAACACCGATTTCTACAAACTCAAGTGGTTTAAGTGTCTTAAAATACAAGTTTAAAGCTATTCCGTTGTAAGCAAGTATTTCGTCAAATGCATCTGTTAGAAGTTCTTGCATTGGCTTAATTACCATATTGTTGAATAGTGCAAAACTGTCTTTTAGTTCGTCTGAATTACTACTAAAGCCATTGCTTGAAGCAATACCAAATAATAAAGGCGAAGTAACGTTATGCGCTAACATTATTTTTCTTAAACATTCTTCGCTTAAAGTTGAATACAAGTCTGGCGCATCGTTTACAGGCATTGCGTCGACGGTAGTCTTACTTTCTGCGTTATTGTTAAAAGCAACTATTAGCTTTTCACCGTAAGTACCTGTAAGTTGGTTAAGCACTTTGTTCTTTATAAGGTGTTGTTGTTCTTCGCTTGGTATTCCGTTGTTGAAGTTTACTACCGTACGACCACTAAAGCCGTTGTTTACTTCGTTGATTAAGTAGCAGCTTATGTCTTCTTCTAAAGCACAATAAGGTAAGCCTCCTGTATAGTCTACAAGTGCGAAATATTTCATTCCTACACTATAAGGCTTTACCATATATATTTCAAGTCCGTCTTTTGAACAACCAAAAGCACTAATTCTTTTTGGTGGGTATTTCTTTACGTCTGACCAATCGTCTGAATAATAGTAAGCTTCTATTTTGCCTTCTTCGTTACACTTTTCTGGTCTTAATAATTGAACAGGTATATGGTGCGTGTTTACAATCTTCTTACGGTCTTTAGAGTAAATAACTTGCATTGCACATTGTCCAAGTAGTTTTAAGTCTGTTACAAGTTGTCTAACGTCTTGCTTCTTAAACAACGACATCATTACTGCGTAGTCATTTGGCTTTACTTGTGCGTCTGTAGCGTTTAAGCCTTTACCGTATACTAACCTTGTAATGTTGTTTATAATAGCATTGTTCGTTGTGCTATTAGTATACATATTGATAAGGTGATTATAATAATCGTTGGATTCACCGTATTCTACCCAATCGTTGCGCTTACTTTCTGTTATTACAGGTGCTTCGTATGTGCTTAATTCTAATAAGTGTATGTTATTACTCATAAATTATAAATTCGTTATTTGAAACGTTAGACGTATATTGACCGTCATTGACTGAATAGTTGACTACTGGCGTTTGGTTCGTGCAGAATATTCTGTCTTTATGTACTGTTGTAGTTCCGTTTTTTAGTGTAAGCTTATAAAAGTTGTTTTCAATTAAGCTAAAGTCACCGTTTACAAAGGTAGCGTTTATTGTATCGTAGTAGTCGCCATTTGTAAAACTTGTAATTGTAATAGTTACTTCTTCGCCTGTTGCTTCGTTCTGAACAAGTAACGTATCGTAAGTTTGGCTTCTTGGAATGAAGCTAAAACTTTGCTGTGTTGCTATTGCTTGAAGTATTACCATACTATAATAACTTAAAAAGTGTAAATCTGTTTTATATTGCAAAGAAAAAGCACCCCGAAAGGTGCTTAATCTACATTATGAAAGGAAGGAAACTTAAGAAGTTACAATAACTGCATCGTCAGTACCATTATTAAATACTGCTTTTAATGTTGCTTCGTCTGTGCAATCAATAAAGTTTGCTGGAAGTTCTTCTTCTGCCGTGAACGTTAAAGAGTAACCGTTGAAGTCACCTAACGCCGCACCGCTTGAAATTTCACCAGCAGAAACGTCTGCACCTTGGTCTAATCCCATTAGAAAAAATTGGTCTGTCATTGTTCTAACTACAATTCTTGGTCTTCCGTATGCAAGAAGCTTTACGTTTTTAGTAGTTACTACATCTTGTCTTTTAAGTGCAGCTACTAAAGTTTGTGTAAAAAAAGTAGTACCGTTATCACGTGAAGAATTAATTGCAGTTGTAAAAGAATTTTGTGTAGACTTCAATTCAAACTTATATAAGTTCATTGCCGTAGCCGTATCAATAGGTACCCAAGTATCTATTTCGTCTTCTTCTCCTGTTCCTGTTGAATAAACAACAGAATCTGAATTTAATTTGTCGTAGTTGATTATGTAAATTGCCTTTAAGCCAGAAACTGAATCCTTACATTGTTCTATACGACCATTGCTAATATCACAAGCCATTTGTTTTTAGTTTTATGAACAAAAAAAGGAGAAGGCGCTTTACCTCCTCCTTTAATATAGTTCTGGTTTATATTATGCTCCGTAGTAAATTACGTCTTCAGCAACTCCGATTTGCGCACCAGCAGCCATTCGCATAACTACGCGCACATTGTCACTGCCGTCATAAGCGCTGACATCTATAACTCTTGCTTCTTGCGTGTCTGACAATAAAGAAACACCGTAGTAAAGGTTAGAAACCTGTGCAGCTAACATTCTGTCATTTGCAAGACCTTCTGCCATAAACAACTTGATACCGTCAAATGAAACACCGCCACCGTCAGCATACCACATTGTACCTCTGTTGTCTACACCGTTTGCACCTGTAGCAGCGAAACCACCTAAAGCACGAACGTAAGCAGCCATTACATTTCTTGAAACAAAGATTCTTGTGTCTTCGTGTCCGTAAATGTTAGTTTCTGCGTTTAATGCATCAACAACTTTTCCAAGTTCGTCAATAACGTTTGCAGCGTCTACACCACCAGCAACAGGTGCAATGATGTTAGCAGCTGGACATTGTGCAGCAGCCAATACTGTGAAACCACCGTCAGTAAGACCACCAGCAGCACCAGCAGCACCAGACCAAAGTGTAGTCTCCATTTCCGCAGCAACTTTTCCAGCAACATATCCTAAAAGATAGTCTGAAAAAGATTTTGGTAAGTCTGAAAATTGAGAAGCTCCCATTTCAGCCGATTGCCAAGTATTGAAGAATTGTGATTTACACAATTGCATATTTACTTGCAAGTCGTTAGTTGTTAAGATTTTTTCTGTTAGCGTAACAGTTGAACCAGCAGCGTCAAAGTCGCAAGTTGCGTTAGCTAATAAAGTTGAAGTTGCTACGTTTTGTAGTACCTCTTTGAATTTAACGTTAGGAAGTACAGTTACTCCTCCGTTGTCGATTGTAGACGGTGAAAGTAATGCTGCCGATATGTATTTCGACGCAAAATTTCCCGCATAAGTTGTAGTAATCGTGGGCTCTGCCATTTTTTTTGTTTTTAGTTATTAATTATTTAAAAAATTGTTATTTACTTAATTTTGCAAATACTCTGTCCATTGTAGTTTGTGGTCTGCTTTGACCATACTTAATGTCATTCGTGTTTGTCTTGTTTTCTGGATTGTGTGCAATAGGTTTAGCAGCTGGTTCTTCGTTAGAAAGTTCAACTTCTTCTTTTGCAAATTCTTCTTTGTTGTTTATTTTAGAAAGATGTTCTACTTCTGCTTTAAGTTCTTCGTTTTCTTTTTTCAAAGCTTCGATTTCAGAAAAGAAAGTTTCTTTTACGATTGATTCAACAGTTTTCTTAACAGGTTTTTCTGTAGCCATTTCTTCTTCAATCACTTCGTCTTTTACTTCAACCTCTTCTTCTACTTCTACTTCTTCTTCAACTTCTTCTTCTTTCTTGATTTCGAAGATTATACCTTCTTCTTTAATTACAAGAATTTCGCCTTCTTCACCGTCTAGTTTATACTCACCTTCTGGCATTGGTATACGTTGGTCGTCTTCTGTTACAATTACTACTTGAAAACCTGCAGCAAATTCTTCTGCTTCGATTCGTGTTTGTCCGTCTTCAAGACGTCTTTCTGCTAACTTAACTTCCATTCCTAGAAGTTCTCTTACTTTGTTTAATATAGAATTATCTTTCATTTTATTTATTTATTCGTGTTTATCTTTTTAACCGATTGATTTAGAAGTTAATTTATTTATTGTAACTATTAAACTTTTTAATTCTTTTTGATTCTTTACCAATTCTTTATAAGTTTTATTATCATTTGCGCTTAATCCTAACTCTTTTGTTTTTTGTTCAAATAAAGTTATAACGTTTGAAATATCAGACATAATAGATTTAGAGTCTTTATTTACAGACTTTAATTCTTCAGCTACTTTATTGGCTGCATTAATTGCTTTATCTAATTTATCTTCAGACTTGACAAGTGCATCGATTTGTGAATTTGTTTTATTTAAACCACTTTTTAAATCTTGAATAATTGTAAGTTCAACTTTTTCAGAAGCTAATTCTGTCTTCTTGTCTTCTTTAGCAAGTTTGCTAAATACTTTGTTCAATTGTGGATTCATACTATAATAACTTTATTTTAAATTGTTTGTTGCATTT